GATCGAGCCCGGTCTGCGCGAGTTCCTGCGCATCAGCGTACTCGGTCGCGGCGATGTGCCCATGGAGGTGCGCAAGGCCGCCCAGAAATTCCTCGAACACGACGCTGCGGCAGCGGAGGCAGCCGGGTGAAGCCGCACCACCGCTTCCTCCGCTGGCTCGCCGCGCGCCTCGCAGCCGTGGCTGTGCCGTACTTCGACATCCTCAACGAGGCCGATGGCACGCTATACATGGGCCGCGACTGGGTCATGCCGCGCTGGCTGCTCGAGCGCGATCCTGTCGAAGACACGCTCAAGCCCAAGCGCTGGCTGCCGTTCGCGCTGCGGCTGCACTACATCGCGCGCGAGGATCGCGACCGCGCGTTCCACGACCATCCGGCCACGTTCGTCTCGCTCGTGCTGACCGGGGGGTACGCGGAATGGCGGCCGACCTCGGCGGTGCCGAACTTCCGCGGCGCGGGGATCGAGGACCATTACGAGGTCCTGCGCTATCCCGGCTCGATCGCCCTGCGCCGCTACACCGACCGGCACCGGATCGTCTCGGTGCTGCCTGGCACGACCACGCTGGTGCTGTGGTTCCGCAAGCGCCAGTCCTGGGGCTTTTTCACGCCCGGCGGCAAGGTGCACTGGCAGGACTACGCGAGCGCGCACAACAGCGCGCCGGCCAAGGGCTGATGGCCTCCCTCGACAAGGTCCTCGAGCAGATGTCGGCGGCGGACATGCCGCCGCTGCCGCCGGGCCATCCGGTCCTCGATGGCGCGATCCATCGCTTCGGGCCCGGCAAGAAGTGCTGGTACCAGCTGCACGAGTTCCAGGCGCGCAACGGCCAGCGGGTGATCGTCGGCGCGTTCGGGCGCTGGTCGGGGACGGACAACGGCAAGGTGGCGGTGAAGGCGGACTTCACCGGCATGCAGCCCGACGAGCACCAGCGGCTGATGAAGTCGCAGGCCGAGCTGCAGAAGCGCGAGCGCGATAAACGCGACGCGCGTGCCCGCTTCGCCTCGCAGCGCGCGGCCGAGCAGTGGAACCGCGCGCGCGCGCGGCCGGCCGAGGGCGAGTCGCATCCGTACCTGAAGCGCAAGCGCCTGCAATGGGAGAAGCGCCTGCGCCTGGCCGCGGACGGCGCGCTGTACGTGCCGATGGTGCGGTTCGACGTCACCGAGGAGCAGATGAAGGACCCGGAGTACAAGGGTCCGCGCCGGCTCGCCGGGCTGCAGAAGATCCTCGCCGAGAAGCTGCCGAACGGCACGAACAAGCTCTTCAACCGCGGCGTCGACTACCTGGGCGCGGCGGCCATGTTCGGCTCGAAGCCCAAGGACGGCGACCTGCTGCTGCTCGGCGAAGGCCTTGCCACGGTGCTCTCGGTGCACCAGGGGCTCGAGCGCCGGTACAGCAGCTTCGTCGCGTTCACCGCGGGCAACCTGCTGCCGGTGGCGCGCGTGCTGCGCAAGCTCTATCCGGCCTCGCCAATCCTGTTCCTGGCCGACGACGACGCCTATCTCGAGGCGCAGCTCGCCAAGCGCCTGCGCTCGGAATGGGGCGTCGACGAGCCGTACAAGGTGCTGGACGGCGAGCGCGAGCTGAAGTCGTCCAGATTCGGCCGCATCACGGTCAACGCCTCGCTGCACGAGGACGCGCAGGGCACGCCGATCCTCACCGCGGGTATCCGCCACGGCGCGCCGGAGGCGCCCGCGCTGCGTACGCTGATCCTGCAAAACGCCGGTCGCACCAAGGCCCACGAGGCGGCGGCCGAGGTGCGCAACGCCTGGGTGTGCTGGCCGAAGTTCGCCGACCGGCCGCTCTCGCCGGATCCGGATGCGCCTCGCCTCACCGATTTCAACGATCTGCATTGCGCCGAGGGCATCGAGGTCGCGGCGCGCCAGGCGGCCGAGGAGATCCAGCGTGTACACGACGCGATCGAGCTGACCAAGGCGCTCGCGGCGGGCGTGGCGCCGGGCGCGGTGATTGCCGGCGGCGAAGGCGGGGGCGGCGACGACGGCGCCGATTGGCGGCTGCACTGGTCGCTGCTCGGCCGCTTCACGCTGGTCGAGCGCTCGGGCATGGCCTGGGACACCGAGCGAGCGCGGCTCTGGCGCATCGAGCACATGCGGTACTCGTTCGGGAACAAGGCGGTCAACATGTGGCTCGCCTCGAATCGCCGTCGCGCGGTGGACGTCGACAACCTGGTGTTCGATCCGCGCGGCGTACGCGATCGCAAGACCACGATCAACCTCTTCCGCGGCCTCGAGATGAAGCCCGCGGACGCCGGCGGCGGCTGCTACAACATCCTCAAGCTGCTGCGCTACCTGTGCGGCGAGGACGAGGCGACCGAGACGCCGATCTCCGACTGGGTGCTGCGGTGGTGCGCGTACCAGGTGCAGCACGTGGGCGCCAAGATGAAGACCGCGGTCGTCATGTACGGCCCGGAGGGCACCGGCAAGAACCTCTTCTGGACCGCGATGCTGCGGATCTTCGACCCGTACGCGGTGCTGATCGGCCAGACCGAGCTCGAGGACCGCTTCAACTCGTGGCAGAGCGCCAAGCTCTTCGTGGTGGCCAACGAGGTCGTCACGCGCGCCGAGATGTCGCACCACGTCGGGCGGCTGAAGAACATGATCACCGAGGACAAGGTCTCGATCAATTCCAAGTTCCAGGACACGCGTTACGAGGACAACTTCATGAACGTCGTGTTCCTGTCCAACGAATTCCAGCCGCTCAAGATCTCGCCCGGCGACCGGCGCTACATGGTAGTCCGGACGCCGGCGGCGCTCTCGGGCGAGTTCTACCAGGCCGTCGCGAAGGAGATCTACGGCGGCGGCTGCGCGGCCTTCATGGCGCACCTGGCCGAGCTGGATCTCGGCGACTTCACCGAGCACGCCAAGCCGCTGGTGACCGAGGCCAAGCGCGAGCTCGCCGAGATCGGCATGCTGCCCTCGCAGCTCTATTGGCAGGAGATCAAGGAAGGGCTGCTCGAGCTGCCCTACGTGCCCTGCCTGTCCGAGGACCTGTACGCCGGCTACGGCATCTGGTGCACGCGCCGCGGCCACAAGATGCCGGAGGCCCTGAACCGCTTTTCTCCGGCCTTCATGAGCATGAACGGCGTGCGCCGGCGCGAGGTGCGGCTCGCCGATCCCGACCAGGCCGCGGTGCTCGGCCTGGCGGACGAGAAGCTGCGCAAGCGGCGCATTTTCACGATGGGCCAGCGGCCCGAGGGCAAGGACGAGCGCGAATGGATCGTGGAGAGCGTCGCGCGTTTTCGCAAGGCGCTGCGCGCGTTCGCGGAAGACGGCGGCGGCGGTCTGCAGCGGTCGGCGCCAGCCGGAAGTCGTGAGGGGGCGTTCTGATGGCGACGGCGGCGAGGGTCGTGGCGAGGATGGCGAGGGCTGTGAGTATCGCCCTTTTTCCGTTCTCGTTTAAACACTTGCCGAGGGTGGCGAGGGTTGGGCCGCCACAGGCGCGTGCGTGCGCACATGGGCGCGGGCGCGCATGCCCGCCCGGGCCCGCGCTCGCGCGTGTACGCGCGCGCCTGTCCCTCGCCATTCTCTCTATCCTCGGCAAGGTGAGGAATTGGAAGGCGAAAAACGCGCCGAGGGGGATGGCGAGGATGGCGAGGGTGGCATGGCGCTGAATGCGCGGCAGGAGCAGGGGCCCGGCCTGGTCGAGCAGTACGCGGTCGCGGTCAACACGGCCGACCTCGACGGCCGCGCGCTCGAGGTGCTGAGCGTCATGGGCGCCGCGCGGCGCACCATGGCCGAGGACGCGCGCACCGAGGCCGCCGCGATCCGGCGCGAGCTCGCGGTCGATCTCTGGCGCGTGCGCGACGGCAAGGACGAGGCCGCGTACGCGCGCTGCGGCGCGCTGTTCGCGGCCTGGCTGCGGCTCGAGTGGCCGTGGATCGCGGAGATCGAGGCCGTCGATCCCGGCATCGCCGACCGCTTCGCCTGCCACGCGATGCACGAGCGCTTCCGGATGCAATGCAGGGTCTGCCGCGGCGGCCGGCGCATGCAGGTGCTGCCCGGCGGGCGCCAGGTGCGGCCGTTCGGCGTCGGGCGCAGCTACGCGCGCATCATCGACTGCCAGGCCTGCCGCGGCACGGGACGCGTGATCACCGGCCCGGTCGACCGGATCAAGGCGCTGCGCGGCGCGCGGCCGATCGCGCGGCCCGAATACGCCGAGCTCTGGCACCGCGCGTTCTTCCGCGCGCAGCTGAAGCTCTCGGAATGCGCGAACGATCCGCACGAGCATTTGCATTCGGCGGCCAAAGGCACTAGAGTCCTTCGCTAGCAACAATATTGTCCGCAACCAATAAGGCGACCTGACCAAGAGGCGCCAAGGCGATACACCCTGACAGGGCGCCTATAAGCGGAACTAACCTCGGGGCCAGTAACCCGGAATCATGGGTTGCGCCGAAAGCCTCGTTGGACGGACAGGGGAGCTATTCCCTGACGAAACGTGAAGCCCGACCGTGAAAGCGGCTCGGGCTTCTCCATTTCCGGGGGGGTGCGCATGTTCCGGCTGAGCATGAAGAGCACGGCCGACATGGTCATCGCCGCGCACCGCGACATGGGGCGGCGCCAGCTGCGCTTCGCCACGGCGGTCGCGCTCACGCGCACCGCGCAGGACGTGAAGATCGCCGAGGTCGACACGATGCGCGGCGTCTTCGACCGGCCGACGCCCTGGACGCTGAACAGCGTTTTCGTCAAGCCCGCGACCAAGGCCGAGCTGAGCGCGGTCGTATGGCTGAAGGACGTGGCCACCGATGGGACGCCTGCGACCAAGTACCTCGCGCCCGAGATTGAGGGCGGCGGCCGGAACCTGAAAGGCTTCGAGCGCCTGCTGATGCGCAAGGGGCTGCTGCCGACCGGATGGATGGCAGTGCCGGGTGCCGGGGCCAAGCTGGATGCCTACGGCAACATGAGCCGAGGCCAGATCGTGCAGATCATCTCGGCGCTGCAGGCCTTCGGTGAGGTGGGCTTCAACGCCAACCGGACCAAGGGCTCGCGCCAGCGGCGCGGATCGCGACTGCCCGAGTACTTCGTCGGCCGCCCTGGCGGTGGCCGCCTGCCGATGGGCGTCTGGCAGCGGATCTCGTTCGCGCACGGCAGCGCGGTGCGGCCGGTGCTGATCTTCGTACGCGGGCCGAGGTACAAGGCGCGCTTCGACTTCTTCGGCGTGGGCAGGCAGATCGCGCGCACCAACTTCATCGGCCACCTGCGCAGGGCGATCGCCGAAGCTAAGGCCACGGCGCGCTGACCGTCGCAGCTTCAAGCACTTAGCGAATCGAGAGTTGAGGCAACGCGTTTCCGCTCTCGCAAGGGACTGTTTTTACGGGTCCTTCCCGGGCCTTTTCGCGTGCGGGTAATTCGAACCCCGTTCAACCCTCAGTCACACCACTCGGCGGAGAGGTTGCTTGCTTTCGGGAGGGTTCATGGGTCAGCACGTCAACAAGGCAGAGCTCGAGCGGATCCTCGGACTATCGCACACAACGCTGACCGAGTACCAGGAGGAGGGCCTGCCGATCGAGAAGCGCGGCGAGCGCGGCGCGGCCCACGTGTACGACACGGAGGCCGTGATTCAGTGGCTGATAAACCGGGCGCTTGCGCGCGCCGGCCGCAGCAAGACGGTCCTCGAGCTAGAGCTGCTTGAGCTGCAGGTGCGTGAGAAGCGCGCCGCTGACGCGCTGCGCGAGGGCTCGCTGGTGCCGGCTGAGCAGGTGCAGCCGATCTGGGATTCGCGGGTGCTGTCGGCGGCCTTTGCTCTGGCGAGCCGAGCGTCGAGATTGGCCGGACTTCTGGAGGCTGCGCCTGGCATCGAAGCGAAGCGCGCCATTCTCAAGCAAGAGGACGCCGACTTCCTGAACCACCTCGGCGTCGCCGGCGCGGAGATGCAATCGCGGGTGGACGAATTGCTGGGGCGCTTGTCGGCTGAAGAGGCCAGCTCGTTCCTGCGGAGGGTGAGCGGCCATGTCGACCAGCAAGGGACTGGAGGTACTGCAGCGGCTTCTTGACGCCGCCTGGAAGCGGTTCGTGCCGCCGCCGAAGATCCAGCCCTCCGGCTGGGCAGAGCAGTTCCGTTTTATCTCGCAAATGACTGCGGAGATGCACGGCAAGTGGTCGTGGGCGCTGTTCCCGCACATGCGGGGCGTGATCGACTCGTTTTTCGAGCGCGGCGTGCACGGAATCCGCTGCCAGAAGAGCACGCAGGCTGGATGGTCGGAAACGCTCGCCACGCTGCTCGGTTTCATCATCGACCGGATGCCGGCGCCGATCATCGTCCTCTTCCCCAAAGAGAAGAAGGCGAAAGAGTTCAATCTCGAGCGCTTCGAGCCGATGGTGAACGCATCGCCTGTCCTTGCGGATAAGGTCCCGCTGAAGGCGCGGGAAAAGGGGATCACGCAGACCTTCAAGCTGTTCGCCGGGGGCTGGCTGAAGTTCGTGCACTCGCATGCGGCTGACGAGGTCAAGTCTTCGTCCGCGCGTTACGGCTTCGTCGAGGAGCCCGACGAGTGCGAGCGCGACGTGCGCGGCCAGGGCAGCACGGTCAAGCTGCTGCTCGAGCGCCTGAAGACGTACTTCGACTCGTTCTCGATCATGGGCGGCTCGCCGACGCTCGAGGACCTGTCGGCCATCTCGGAAGAGATGAAGCTGACCGACCAGCGCAAGTGGTACGCGGCGTGCCACCACTGCCACGAGGCGGTGCCGCTGTCCGGCGAATCCTGGCCGCTGGTGAAGTGGCGCAACGACGAGAGCCTGAACCATCCCGTGTACGGGCAGGCTGTGCTCGAGTCCGCGTACATGGTGTGCCCGCATTGCGGCGGGATCTGGACGGATGCCGAACGCGCGCGCAACTCTCGCGAGGCGGAACAGCACGGTGGCGGGTGGCGCGCGACCGCGCCGTTCTCCGGCCTAGCCGGCTTCTACATCAGCGACCTGATGAGCAGCTCGCCTGGCGCGTCGCTGCCCAAGCTGGTCGAGAAGTACCTGCAGGCCAAGGCGCGCGAGGCCGCCGGCGACGTTACGGGCCTGATCGAGTTCACAAACAACCAGCTGGGCCTCGCGTTCAAGTACAAGTCGCCGGCGCCATCCGTCGAGGAACTGGAGAAGCGCTCCGAGGACTACCCGGAACTCACGGTGCCTTGGCCCGGCCTGCGGATCACGGTCGGCGTCGACGTCCAGGGAAACCGCATCGCGCTGGTGGTGGTGGCCTGGGGTCGCGGCGAGGAATCGTGGCGCGTCCTCTGGCACGAGATCTACGGCAACCCGACCGCCGAGGACGACCCGGTCTGGACCGAGCTCGAGAGTTTCCTGTTCCGGCCGTACCGCCACGCGAGCGGCGGCGAGCTGTACGCCGAGCGGATCACGATCGACTCGGGCGACGGCAACAGCTCCGACGCCGTGTACGCGTTCTGCCGCAAGCACCGACACCGCGGCGTCATGGCCGGCAAGGGGCGCGAGAACGGCGAGATTTACCGCGTACCCGCGCCGATCGACCCGGGCCGCAAGACCAAGGCCTCGCGCTACGGCCTGCACGTCTTCTCGGTCGGCACCGAGAAGGCCAAGGATCTGCTGATCGGCTTCGGCGAGCATGGCGGCCGGCTGCGCCTGCACGAAAAGAACGAGGCGGGCGACGTGATCACCGGCCGCGGCGCGGGCCGCATGCACTGGTACCGCGGAATCCGGCCCGACTACTTCACGGGCGTCACCGCCGAGGTCAAGGCCCCGATGAAAGGGCGCCCGCGCAGCCGCTTGTACTGGCAGTGCAAATCCGGCGTGCACAACGAGCCGCTGGACTGCGAGATCTACGCGCTGCACGCGGCGCGCGCGCTGAAGATCAACCTGATGACCGAGTCGCAGTGGCTCGACATCGAAGAGCGGCTGCGGCAGCCCGACCTCGTAGGCGCGGCCGCAGTCGCATCGCAACCGACCGCGAGCGAAGAGCCGGCGAGCGCGCCGGCTGCAGAGCCCGCCACGGCCGACGCTGCAGCGCCGGCCGTGGCGCCTGCGCCCGCGCCACGGAAGAACCTGAACCCGCTGCTCGCGCAGCTGCAGCCCGCGAACGTCGGGGGCGGCGGCGAGAGCTCGCTGCCCTATTGAGGAGCCACGATGGCGGATCTTGCGACCCTGCAGGCCTGGCTGACCGACGCCGAGGCGGCGCGGCAGAAGCTCATGACCGGCGCGCTCGAGGTGCAGATCGAGCACGGCGACATGCGCGTCGCGTACGTGAAGACCGAGCTCGCGCAGCTGAACTCGTACATCGACGGCCTGCGCGCGCAGATCATCGTCGCCGGCGGCACCGTAGACGGCCTGCGCCGCCGCGCCATCCAGGTGGACCTGTGCTGAGCGACCGGCAGCTGAGCATCCTCGGCCCGGACGGGCGCGCGCTGACGCGCCAGAAGGCCGAGGCCTTCGCCGGCGCGTCCGCGTACTCGTCCGACCTGCGCGGCTGGTGGCCGTCCGAGGGCAGCGCCGACTCCGACATCCTGCCCGAGCAGCCGATCCTCCGGCGCCGTTCGCGCGACCTGCTGCGCAACAACGGCATCGCGAACGGCGCGCAGCAGACCATCACCGACAACGTCCTCGGCTGCGGCCTGTGGCTTGCGCCGATGCCGAACTACATCGCGCTGGGGCGCGACCGCAAGTGGGCCACCGAATGGCGGCGCAAGGTCAAGTCGCTCTGGAAGCTCTGGGCCGAATCCACCGCCTGCGACGCCGGCGAGAGCATCACCCTGGACGGCATGGCCACGCTGATCTTCAACGGCGCCTGGTCCAACGGCGACGGCCTCGCGCTGCCGATGTGGATGCCGCGGCCGCAGATGCAGGCCACGCGCCTGCAGGTCATCGAGTCCGACCGCCTCTCGAACCCGAACTTCCAGCCGAACTCCAAGTTCCTGCGCGGCGGGATCGAGATCAACGAGTACGGCGCG